ATAAAAAAGAACCAAAGAATTTTGTGTGGTCTTTGCAATTGTCTTGATTATAAAATCTTTTCTTTCTTTACTACTTATTATAAAGTTTTGTTCTAATCCAAATAGTTTGATCCTATCTTCTGCTCGCTTAGACAAAAAACTAAATGCTGCTTTCTGCTCGTCACTCGCATAGTCCATTTGAATTATGTTAACCTTACATTGGGTCACATGACCTTTTTCTTGTAGATAATTAGCGCTTACATTTGTAATAAGTGGGCCCATAGATGACATCAGTGTTAACCTATCTATGGTACCTTCTTTAGGAATAGTCCCAGACAATCCAAATCTATAATCACAGTGCCAGCACTTGTCCATGATTGTTTTAATAGAATTTGATTTTGCTTTATGAGTTTCATCAACCATTACTGCGTCAAACTGCTTAAAATAAGCATCATCATTTTTTACCAAAGATTGATATGTTCCTACTACTATGTTTGAGCTAGGTTTGATTTTTGCGCCAGAGTAGATCTGCTGAATTTTTAGTGGCAGCCTTTCTTTGAAGTTATAATTATCAAAATCCTCAGTGGCCTGTAAAACAAGAGAAACGTTTGGAACAATAAAAAGAATTTTCTTCTTACCTAGCTTCTCGAGAAGGTATGCTAGCACTAGGTAACTTATAAGTGTTTTTCCAGCCGAGGTTGCAAGCTCTGCCAGACATCTTCTGTATCTAAGTATTTTATATGCTGCATCTATCTGATAATCTCTTGGTTGTAAATCAGGATGACCTTTAAAAAGCTCTAAAGCCCATTCAGAAAACTCTGATTCAGAGATTTCCTGATCAAAAAGATCAAGCAATCCTTTAATTTTGAATTCAAAGTTAAACTCTTTACAGATATCAGAAACACTTTTCCAAAGCCCCGCTGGAATTTTATTACCCTTTATAAATGAGACATTTCCATCCCATAGTTTTTTCTTAACTAGAGGATGGAATCTCCAACCATCAATTTTCTTCGTAAGAGAAATTTTTAGTTGCTCGTATTCCTCATCTGTGCATTCATCAATAAGGATAAACTTTTTATCTTCGGACAGTTTAAGCTCCATTTACATGGTATCATTTGTGTGTATAGTTATTCTATTCTTGATTGCAAAAGCCATGTTATCTAGTGTTCGTATACACTCTGAATAGAATTCTATATGTGATTCTAATATATTTATCTGTCTTCGGATAGGCATTAAATCTGCTTTAACAAACTTTTCTTTTTCACCACCTGTAAGTTTAATATCGTATTCCAAAGTATAATATCTAAATCTTCTCTGATAGAGTTCTTCATAGTCTCCATTTCTTTTAAATAGATTGCCTTTCATCTCTGAAGATTTGTCCAACAACATTTGGCGATATGACAACATAAAAACTTGAACATCAGCAAGCTGTGAAACATCTTTAAGCTTAGAGACCAAATCTGAAATCTTAGTTCCCCATTGCTCTCTATCTGCCTTTAATTTTTCTTCTATAACTATAGTTTTTTCTTCTATTGCTTGCTTGTTGAATTCCATTAAAATAAATTTTTATCGCTGTTGAGATCTTTCTTTGAAACAATACTGATTCGCTTCTTTTTCTTATATACAGGTTGTTGCAGTTGTATTCTTTTTCCTTCGTAATCAAGTTGTATTGAGCTAAATGGATCGATGAGCAAACGAAACCTTCTGCTCCGCATCTCATTTTCTTCCATAAATTTGTCTAGCTCATCCATAACAAAATCTTCAAACATATATTATATCTCTTGGGTCGTCTGTAAAATAATCTGACAGCTTAGAAAAATGTTTATTTCTAGTTTCATATGCGATTTTTACCAAATCATTCATATCTTTTATATTCTTACCTTTTAATCCTGATTCAGAAAGAAACTTAGACCACATAAAAACCCTTTTTCTCATCTTTAGTTTTTCTATCATCTTTTGCTTTCCTTTTATATCATTATCAAACAAGTATTTTACTGTAGGTAGCTCATCAAAGTTTAAAACATTTTTTGATACTCCTGTAAGCGCTACTGCGTTAGATGCAAAAAACGAATCAAGAGGACCTTCGAATACAGTAAAATCAACTGATAAGTTAACTTGAAGAATACCGAACAACATTGATAATTTATTCATTCTGTCAAGTTCTTCTTCACTTTCAACCTCTAAAGTTTTACCTGCAATAACATACATTTTTTCCAAATTATAACTAAGATATTTGGAAGATCTAGTATTGGTTAAATCTCTAGTTTGAAATCCTATGACATTACCTGATCTAGTTTGATTAAAAATGTATAACAGCTTCTTTCTAGAGTCATATGCAAAACGATCTAGATACTTATTAAGTAATCTACTTCTGAGATAGGGAAATGCACGTGCGGTATTCTCTGTTACTGGATTTATATTTAGCTTTACAAAAAGCTCTTGTTTTTCTATAGCCAGTTCACTAAGCTTTCTAAACAGCTCAAACTCTACAGATGCGACAGTTGAAATCTGTTTTTTGTTTTCTTTAATGTAATCTACTATATGAAATCTTTGTTCTCCTTCAAAATTTAAATCAAAGTCTGATAAGAAGTTATCTAAGTCTTTATGGGTAGAACAATTATAGCAATGAAAATTTAATCCTGACCAATATAAATTTCCTCTTTTCTTACGCAGTGTAGAAGAGGAATCCCCGCAGTACGGACAAGCAAAGTTGAGCCGCTGCAGGGATTCTCTTATAAATCGCTTTTCGCTATCTGAATGTACGCGGTTTAAAACCGATTGTACCTTCTGGATGATTTGTGACTTTAGACTAGGATTAACAAAATTGTCAGTCATCACAGATCTAATCCCTCGAGAAAATCATTTAGATCAGTTGTATCAGTAGTAGATTCATTAGCAGCTGCTGCGGGGGCTTTTTCAACCCTAGGAGCCGCAGGTGCAGATCCTGTAACAACTGCTTTAGCAGAGCCAGGAGATCTGTAATGATTCAACAAAGATTCTATTTTAGCACGAACATCATCATCCCACTTTTTGTAGTCAAATGATAAAAGATCAGGTACATCAGTCAAAAGATCCATAACAGCCTTGCGACCTGCATCTGAATTTTCAACCTCTTTTCCACCGATAGTCATCGCACTCTTTTTTCCTTGGAACTTAGAAGAGTCGTATGAGTTGTAACCACCCTGTTTAGTGATAACAAGTTCAAAGTTTTTGCCGTCAAAAACGTCAAATACTTGTGTTGGTTCATCAAACTGTGGATTCAATTCCTCATCAATCTTCTGCTTAACTTTGTATCCGTATTTAAATACTTTTACTTTGCCTTCTAGATCTGTATTATTGGGATCCTTAACGATTTTAACCAAAGAATAAAAAACTTCTCTACGCTTAAGTTGCTCGCTCATCTTACGATCAACTGCTGACTCTGAGTTTCGAAGTTTAAAAAACAAATCTTGTACAGGACATGAGTCTCCAACAGTAGAAGGAGAGTCATAATAAGCACCATTACCGTTAGAATCCTCTAACCAGTATACGTACTTTCTGATAATTGATTTGCTTGGGTTTTTAGGGTTTGGTACAAATCTTACCAATGCTCGGTAAGTACCATCTTTTCCCTGATCTGCAGTCGGTTTATATAAATCACTGCCTCCTGATTCTTTGGGTTTGTAGGTTTCAATATCATCTACTCCCAAATTGAAAATGTCAAATTCTGCCATCTTAATTGCCTTTTTTTAAATGTTAAAATTGCCTTGTTAATCCTATGTTAGATTGCTCCAACATAATTTATATATCTAAGTTTTACTTTGTTTCGTATGAGTATGCATATTTTATATCAGTAGGTCGCGCATATTTTTCAGGTAAAACCATCGTATAGTTTGCTCTAGCTTCCTCATCTCCATATCTACTAGGAGCTGCCATAGGGAACTCCGGGTTTATTTTATAAGCCCAATCTTTGAAGCCAAGCTCTTCGAATCTTTCCTTTATTTGGGTATTATAGAACGTCGAAATAGTTCTTACTCTACGCTGAATATCTGCTCTAGACACGTTTTGAGTGTTATTTACGGCTTCGTTAGAGTGCATATACTGAATATAACAGAGCTTAGGCACGTGAACCATTTTAGTGCCTAAAAATGTTCTAATGATTAACTCATAGTCATCTGCAATGCTTAACCTTCTATTGTGGCACCCTATTTTAAAATAGGTATCTCTTTCCCATGCTCTAAAATGATTAGGTACTCCCACAATATGTCTCATTGTTTTTGGATTTATACCCTGTTGATCTACTACATCAAGCTCAAATCCCTTATAAGTATCTTTATAATAGTTTCCATAATGACACGCAAATCCTTTCTCATACATTAAGCAACGGCCATCCTCTTCTATTTCAACACAGTCGGAGTAAGAAAATCCTGCGTCAGGAAACTGCTTAAATGATTCAACCATCAACTCCATTGCGTAATAGGTAAGCTCATCGTCGTGATCCATCTCAACCAAGTATTTGCCTTTACAAAGGACTGCAGCTCGATACTTTGATTCGCCAACTATACCACCAGTTTTCTTATGAAATGAGTATACCTGAACTCTGGGATCAACTTTAGCAATATCTTCTGCTATTTTAAGAGTTTTGCCTTTATCACTCGAATCATCTACAATTACCCACTCCCAGTTAGTGTAAGTTTGGGCCGCAATTGAATTATATGTTCTCCAAAGTTTTTCGCCAGTATTATAAGTTGGAGTAAAAAGACTAACCAAAGGTTCGCTAGAAATATAATGACTATCGAAGTTTCTATTTAAAATATAAGCCATACAAGAGTTGTAAATGGCTTCTCCTGCCTCAATATCTGATGTATTAGTATTTACATTTATCCATCGTCTTCTGATATCATAAGGCATCCTGTAAAGATTAGGAAACTTTTCAATAGAAGCATCAAACGTAATAATGCCATCAGGATTTAATTCATGTAAATCTTGATAAAGCATTGAATCGTCTATTCGATTAATGTATCTCAAACCATCAGATTCATAGGCTGCCCATTTCTGAGATTTGAAATCATTTACTTCTTTTCCATAGACTAGTATTCTTGGTAAAGATACCAAAACTGCCGGTTTTTCAATGTAATTGTAGTAACAAAGAATTTTGTCAATGAAGAAAAAAGATTCAGGATTCTTCTTAAAAACAGATTCTATCAAGATACCGTCTCCTGCATAATCCATTTTATATCTTTCTCCATCTAAAACTTTTACAGTGTGCGCAAACTGAGCCTGGTCAATACCCTGAAGTTTTACATTTTCAGGTCTAGCTTCACGAATTTGTAGTCTTGTGAAATCTTTTCCGCCTACAAACTGGTTAAAAACTATAACATCTTTACCAGAGCCGAGTGCTGCATTTGAGAATTCTAATAAAAAGTCTTCGTGCAAGATATTATCATCGTCAAGAGCATAAATCCAATCTGTAGGTTCGCTTCTATCAATTACGTAGTTTATCTGGGCTTTGCCTACTACATTTGATGGATCGCTAACAAATATAGGTCTAATCCAATCTCTAGATTGAAGCTTATTTATGATTTCAGTTGGTATACTTAAAAGAGAGTTAGTGTCAAATGCCACTATCCATTCAAGCGAAATAGGATTTGCATTTTTTAAAACAGCAGCTTCTATTGATTTTTGAATCAGATCGAGATTTTCATATCTCGTGCAAGGGGTTACTATTTTTAATTTCATTCTTCTATTGCAGTAATTCTTCTTGATTGTAAAACGATATATTCTTGGCCTTCATGTTGCATAAACACTCCACCTACCCATTCAAAATGGACTTTCATTCCAACTTCTACTTCTTCTGGTAAAAAATCTTCTTCAGTGTTGGGTCCTATTGCAATAATGGTACCTGTAAATGGAGGATCCGGGAGCGTTGGTGCTTTTTCTCTTATCTCATTAACCTTGTAGATGATACCTGCTTCGGTTACCCCAGGGTCTATGTCTTTTTTAATAATTACCTTTCCAGGTGTAGTTTTAAGAGTCACAGTTTTTGTTTTA